CGGCTGTGATGGCTACGACTCGACTGTGGCGCGGGTGGGTCATCGACCCCGAGTCGTACAGCGACGAGCACCGCGCGATGTTGCGCGATTCGCACTACTTGGCCTTGCCGCCGCCGGGCTGCCTGTTCTGCCTTGCGGTTCGGCCTGCGGCGCCGGGAATCGGCGGCCCCCGCGGCGCCGGTCGGCTCGGCGGCGTGTGCTTGGTGGGTCGTCCCGTTGCTCGTGCGCTTCCGCAAGACGGCTCGGTGGGCGAAGTGACCCGCCTTGTGCTAGTCGACGGACTGCCCTACGCCACTGCCTCGGCAGTGCTTCGTCGAGCTGCGGAGGTCGGTCGTGCGCGTGGAATGTCCGCGCTGATCTCGTACCACGACCGGACGCGCCACACGGGCTGCATCTACCGCAAGGCCGGGTTCCGCAAGGACGGAGCGACTCGACCGGGCGACGACTGGGGTAACCGGCCCGGTCGAAGCAGCGCTACGCCAGCGGGCAGTACCCCCAAGCGGCGATGGCGACTCGAACTCTAGCCCTCGTCCACCTCGGCCCGCAGGGCCGCGCTCAGGCGCCCGCGCTCGGCAGGCGACACCCGCGCAGCCCGGAGAGCGGAAAGCGCCTCCTCGGCCGGCTCCGGCGCCGGAAGCAGGGCGTCCGCCTTCCGGGCGAGGTCGTCGAGGGTGAGCGCGTCGTCCTCCAGCGCGTCGCGCCCCAGCTCAAGCACGCGCCGGACCGCGTCGCCGTTGCCTCCGATGCGCGACACCGCCCCGGGCAAGTCGACGCCGAGGGCAACGCCGATCAGGGTCCGGGCGATGGGGGCGATGGCCTCGACGCCCTCCGCGAAGCGACGCCCCGCAAGAGCGAGGGCCGCACGGTCGGAGGCGAGCCGGTAGGTGCGCCGGGCCGCCATGAGCCCCGAGCGGCCGGGGTCGGACCAGAAAGACCGCGACAGCATCGCCGCCACGTCGTTCGCGGCGTCGAGCGCGTCGCCGTCGGCCACCCGGTAGGCGATCACCATCCCGTCGCCGTCGCCGTCAGCCGCCTCGCCCTCGTTGGGGCGCTCGGTGTAGGCGTGCTCCCGCATCAGGTAGGCGATCACCGACTCCCAGGCGCGAGCCCACTCCCGCCAGCGGTGGCCCGGCGCGAAGTGCTGCAGCCGCGACTCGTCCTCGCCGGAGAGGTAGGCGGCCACGTCCTCCGCGATCTCCTCGGCGCTGCGGCCTGGGTGCGGGACGAAGCCGGCGCGGGGGATGCGGAGGCCGGGAACGTTGAATCGGATCAGGGGCATGGGGGCTCCTAGGACTCGGGGCCGTCGTCGATGGCGGCGGGAATCTGCTTGACGAAGCTGCGGTAGGCGGAGTGCGCGAACACAGCGTTCGCCCCGGCCTGGACGGCGTGCTGGACCGTCTCCAGCGAAAGGGGGGCGCCCTGCGCAGCGTCCAGCGCGGCGCGGACGCCTACGGCGATGCAAACCGCAGCGAGCGGCGTCAACCGGACGAGGGTGCGCTCCACCTTGCCGGACGAGTAGCGGCGCGCGAGCGCGGTCAGCGCGACGGTGAGCGCGATGGTGACGGGGTCGAGCTGGTCCATGCTCAGGGCTCCGAGTACAGCGGCGAGGCGGGCCGTTACCCGTTGGCGAAGATGTCGCGCCGCACATCGTCGGGGAGGTCGACCCGCCCGGCCGCGTCGTGCGTGTGCTCCAGCGCGATGCGAGTGAGAAGCAGCAGGCGCGCGTCGATCTTGCGCACGTCCGACTCGACGCGCTCGGCAATCCGCACCATCCGGTAGCCGGTGTACAGCACGCCGCCGAGGGTGCCGCCGCCACCGAGCGCGGCTAGCCCGGTCTGCACCCAAGGCCACCACAGCGCGACCATCGAGAGAGCTTCGGCGTCGGACATCACACCCCCCAGCGCGCCCCGAGGACGTGTGCACCGTAGGCGATCGCGTCCGCGAGCAGCGGCTTGAACCGCCGGCCCCGGTCGAGGTCGGCGGGGTTCGACAGGAAAAAGGGCTCCAGCAGCACCGCCGGGGCGGTGGTCTCGGCAAGGATGGGCAGCCCGTCGCGCGGCTTCGCGCCCCGGTTGCGGGTGTCGACCGCGTGCGCCATCAGCGAGGCGAGGACCCGCGCCGCCTCCTGGCCGCGCTCGCTCCCGGGGTGGTGCAGCGCCTCGGCGCCCAGCGCGCGGGGGTCCTCCGCGGCGTTGACGTGCAGCGCCACCACGAGGTCAGGCGCCCACGGGTTGACGTGCGCCTCGACCATCGCGCGGATCCGCGCGGGCTCGCTGCGGCCGTCGTCGTCGTCGGAGCGCCAGAAAACGCGAACCTCGTGGCAGTCGAGCCGGACCGCAAGCATCTGCGCCAGCTCGTCGACGTAGTCGTACTCCCGCATGGCGTCGGCGGCGACGGCACCGGGCGCCCCGTTGCGGTGGCCGACGACGAGAGCAACGCGCATCAGGAGGCGTCTACGCAGTGGATCCAGTAGCGACCCGTCGCGCCGGTGACGGTGCCCGACGCCTGCGAGATCGTGAGGAACTGCGAGCTTCCCCACTTCCGCGTGCTGGAGCCGTTGCTACCCTGGTCGTCGATGTTGTCAAAGGCGCCAGCCGCGCCGGTGTTGAGGCCGTCGATCAGGTTGTCGGCGCTCGTGGTTCCGTCGGCAGCGATCCCGGCATCCGAGGTCGAGGCCGACGACGACGCGCCGGTGATGACGACGACGATCCGAGTGACGTACACGTCGACCCCGAACGGGTTGGCGAGCGAGAGCACGCCGCCGCCGCCGGTGCCGGTGACGTTCAGATCACCGACGAGCGGCTGCCCGGCCTTCGGGCTCATCCGGGGCGGGGTGATGCCGCCGTCGACCACCTGCAGGATCCCGCCGCTCGTGATCTCGATGCCGCCGCTGCTGTTCGTCAGCGAGGTGTTCAGCGAGCCCGGCTGAATCACGTTGCCGGTGAGGCGATAGCCTCCCGCATAGGACTCCAGCGCCATCACCTCATTACCGCTGCCGTCGTACCACCGCTGGATCGTCGCCATGCTCAGCCCTCGCCTTCTGCGTCGCCCACCGGAACGGAAAACCCGTCCGGCAGGTGGACGCTCGTGATCGTAGCGGACATCCGCAGGTAGTCCCGTCGGATCTTGCGGATCTGCCCCACGTCCGCTAGGTGCAGCCCGGGGATCCCCTCGTACTGCACGGTGTCGCCCAGTTCCCACAGCAGCGCGCGCCATCCGAGCGTCGCGGTGATGTACCGCTGCGGCTGCGTCAGGCTGCCCGAGAGCATCTTGGCGGCGTCGCTGAACGCAGGGTCCTCGTCGCCGGACACCCAGGCGGGCGGCTCCTGGGGCCGCCAGTGGTCGAGCGTCACCCGGCGAACGATGCGGGTACCGACCGCGGCCTCGTGCGCTGCGTCCTCGTAACGGCGGCGCGGCCCGTCGATGCTGGTGGCAATGCTCGCGGTGGTGCTCGTGCTGCCCAGCGCGACGCCGGGAACGTTGCGATCCGGGGCGCGCACCTCCACGACCGTCCCGCCGTCGTTGCGGGGGTCGTGCTGCACCTCTGGTCGCGCAGAGAACACGTCGCGGCCCTGGTAGAAGTCGGAGAGCCTGACTTTGTAGTCGGCCGCGCCCTGCGCGCTGTTCGGTCGCCGCCGGATCGGGGTCAGCCGCCGCGCGCCGCCGACGTGCCGCACGATCAAGTCGCCGCAGCCGACCATCGCCAGCTCTCCGAGCACTTCGCGGAGCTTCGGCGGGTCGTCGGCGGGCTCAAGCGGGACCGCGCACCCGATCTTGCGGTAAAGCCCGGTTCCCGCCGGGCCTGCCGGGGCGTTCGCGTCGTACTCACCCAGCCCGGCGCCGTCGAGGATCACCCCGAAGCCGGCAAGTTCGACGAGGTCCCGGAACACTTCGTCGTCCCGGTTGCGGATCGCCGCGAGCCCCGCCTGAGTCAGCGCCTCGACCGTGCCGCCGAGCGCGAGCCCCGCGGTGGTGTCGGACGCCGAGGTGTCGAGCGTGCCGCCGCCCGGCCCGTAGCAGATCGCCCAGCACTGCGCGCCGTCGACCCCCGCAAACCCGCCGCCGCCCAGGCCGCCGGAGCCGTCGGGCGCGTCGCTGTCGTTGATGAGCAGGCGAACGTTGGTGCCCACCGGCCCGTTCTTGGGGTCGCGGTTGTTGAAGCACCTGATGTTCACGTTCGGCAAGTTGCCGCCGTACAGCGTCTCCAGCGAGGTGATCGTGCCTGTGCTGGTCTGCACGAACCAGACGGCCTTTCCGCTGTCGTTCTCGACGAAGCAGTCGAACTGCGGCGAAACGTGAAAAAAGTAGTGCGTCGCGCCGACAGCGGCCTGCTGCGCCCCGTAGAAGGCCAGAGGCCGGAGCACCACCGGCGCGCGGAACTGATAGCGGAATGCGAGCGAGTCCATGCGCCCGTAGACGACGCCGACGTGGCGCCCGCCGAACGGGCCATTGTTGTAGGCGTCCGCGACCGCGCCGCTGCTCGCCGCCGGGTGCCAGACGTAGTCCCCGGACGACCCCGCGCCCGTTTCGGTGTACGGCGCAAGCCCGTTCTTGAGTTCGTCGTCCGACCACAGATAGGTGGTCGGAATGCGCTCGTCTTCGGGCAGCAGCGTGTCGCGGAGCTTGAGCCGCAGCGAGGCGCCCTCCCCGAGCCGCAGCCGATCCAGGCCGCTGTCGACCACGCGCCCGGCAAAGATCTCGCGCGCCCGGGTAGCGCGCAGCGAGCCGCCCGCCGCCTCAAGCTGCACGACCCAGACGCGGGCTTCCCGCGCACTCCAGTATCCAAGCTGTGCGTCTCGCATCAGCCCGGCCTCGTCGTCGAGGTGGCCGAGGTCGACCTCCAGCGACATCTCGGAAGCCGTCTGCACAGCGTTGGTCAAGCCGCCGAGGTCGAGGTCGTCGACGACGGAACGCAGGCGCGCAACGTACTGCCGCGGGGTCGGGCTGCTGTCCTCCAGGCCGACTACGACGAGCGCCGAGCCGTGCTTGCGCGACGGACCCATCCACCGCGCGACCCGATCGACGCCGTCGGCGTCTCGGTAGGCGACGGTCGCGAGCACGGCGAGGCGGGGGAGGCCGGGGCCGCTTAGGTCGAGGTCGGGGAGCGCCACCGGCTAGACCTCCTGCACGATCTCGTGCTCCTCGCTGACGAAGTCGGAGCCGCCGCCGCTATAGCTCCGCGGCCCGAGGAGCAGGCGCCCGAAGTAGGCGTAGCCCGCGTCGGCCTCGTCCCCAAGCGTGCGGGTGCCCGCCTTGACCTCGTCGCCCCGCAGCGCCCACACCATGAGCCGAGCGCCGCCGGTGTTGTGCAGCTTGTCGAGGACCGGCGCCGCCGACGGCCCCCAGCGGTCGAAGGGCAGGCGCACCGACCACCGCTTCAGGCCCTCGGACGGATAGAGCGAGTCGGCCCCGTCGTCCTGCGGCGTGGGGATGTGGTAGGGGATCTCCCGCGCCGTGCGGCTGTCGTCTTGGGTCCAGTCGCAGAGGTAGATCACCCCGACGCTATGCACGGTCGAGGTGTCCGGGTGGTCCCACTGAAACCGCATGTATCGGCGAGGCGTCCCCGTCGTCCGCAGCGCGCCTTGTAGCGGGTTGATCAGCACCCCAGCGGCGTCCGTGCGGGTGCCGCGAGCGGAAAGCGTCAGCGTCTCGCCCAGCGTCCGCCAAGGCTGCGAGCTGGACGCGAGCGACGACGCGGCGAGGAACACCTTCACGTCCGCAAAGTCGGTGTCGTCGTCCCCGTAGAGCACCACGAAGACGCCGCCGGGGTCCGGGCTGCTGCCCGACGGCGACAGCGTGTTCAAGTCGATCTCGACCACCGACACCGACCCGGACGGCCGCGGCTCGGCGCTGAGGTAGAGCGACGAGCCGGACAGGTTGGTGTCCGCGTAGCCGATCGACGGCGCGATACTGTTCGACAGGCCGCTGAAGTCGACCGTGAACGGGGTGCCGCCGGTGCGGCGCAGGCGGAACTGGCTGAGAACGTTGAAGTCGCAGACGAAGTCAGCGGGGCCGCCACCACCCACCACCGCCGACGTGATGCGGGAGGCCAGCGTCGGGGCGTCATAGAGCCCGTTCGCGACCGTGTAGGGCGTCCCGTCGATCGAGATGGACCCGTTGCCGTCATGCACGTCGTACCAGCCCGCGACGCCCTGCGGCGCGCTGCTGCGCTCCCCGACGCGATCGGTCAGGAAGGCGCCGCGGTCGTCGAGCGTGCAGCGCCCAACGTTCGTGTTCGCCGCCTTGGCGAGGTTGGCGAGTCCAAATCCGACGAGCGCCATCAGCGCACCTCCCGCTCGAAGCCGAGCCCGCGCTCGGCGTCCGCGATACGGTAGCCCCGGGTGATCGACCCGAGGACCTGGCCGTCAAGCTCCAGCGTGATGTTCTGCGGGCCGCCTCCGCGCCCGGCCATGTCCCGGGCCATGCTGTCGCGGGAAAGTTCGAGCATGTCGGAGAGCGCCGCCGTGCCGCGTGGGTCGACCACCGCCTCGTCGTTGCGGACGGCTAGCACGGTGTGCTGATTCAGCCCGGCGGCCCGCAGCGCGCCCGGCATGAGCCCGGCGTCCGCGACGCCCTGAATCGACGTAGCGGTGATCGCGGCGACCTGCGCGAAGCCCTGCACGCCTGCGGCGATGCTCGCGGCGATGGCTGCCGGGTACGGCTGCACCGTGCTCAGCGCGTTGGTGATCGCGAGATAGGTGTTCACGAGCGCCATGGCCGTTGCGAGCGCCTGCTGCGCTGCGAATCCCGCCTTCGCCTGCTTCTTCTGCTCGGCGGTGCGGGCGTCGCCCTCCTTGCTCGCAAACGTCGTGACCAGCGATTCAAGCCCCTGCAGGGTGTCGGCCACCGCGCGGCCGAACTCCATCCGGCCCTCGGCGGCCTCCTCGCGCGCGGCCGCCTCCTCGTGGATCTGCGCGATCGTCTCCTCGTGGTCCTCGCGGCGCTGCTCGCGGGCCTGCGCGAGGATCTCGGAGACTCGGGCGTTGTAGTCCTCGACGCGCAGCTCGCCCTCGTCCAGGCCCTCACGCAGCGTCTCCAACGACTCGGTGACGCGCTTCGCGAGCAACTGCTCGGCGGTCAGGCCGAGCGTGTCCAACTCGCGGCGCAGTGCGGCTAGCGGGTCCGCCGCAGCGCTCGCGGCCCGGGCGATGCGGCCCGCGCCGCCCTCATCGCCAAGCCCAGGGTCCTCCCGCGTCGGGGCAAGTCCGAGGTCCCGCTCAAGGTCCTCGATGGTCGGGAGGTTCGGCACCCCCGGACCCGCCTTCTGCGGCATCAGCCCGGCCTGCTCCCGCAGCGCGTTGTTCTGCGCGATCAGGCTCTGAAGGAACGGGTCGGCCTCGGGGTCGTAGCCGCCGCCGATCGAAGTCTCGTAGCCGGTGGCGATCACCTCGGCCTTGTACTTCTCGATCTCCTCGGCCTTCTTCTGGATCTTCTCCAGCAGCTTTTCGCGGTCGCGGTAGCCCGCCTCCTCGATCCGAAGCCCGTCCTTGTCGAAGACGATCACCGTCCCGCGGATCTTCTTTGCCGTCCTCACGGCAGCGTCCGCAAGGTCCGCGAGCGTCGGGATCAGGTACTCACCGATCCGACGGCCAAGCCCGCCGACCATGCCGGACAACTTCGCGAGCGCGTCGTTCAGCCGCGCCGAGTCCTCGGCCGTCTTCGTCGACATCGTGACGCCGAGCTCGTCGGCCTCCTGCATCATCTCGCGGATGCCCTCGGCGCCCGCGTCGAGTACCGGCAGCAGCTCAGCGCCCGAGCGGCCGAAAATGTCAATCGCAACTTGCAGGCGCCGCGTCGGGTCCTCCATCCCTTCCATGCGCTGCGCAACCTGAATCAGCGCCTCTTGGAAGGTCAGGAGCGTTCCGTCGCTCTTCTGAACCTCCAGGCCGAGTTGCTGGAAGGCCGTGGCGGTGGCCGACGTGGGGGAGCGCAGCGCCTCGCCCGTGCGACGGGCAAAGCTCGCGGCCGTCTGCGCAAGGCGACCGAACTCCACGTCGGACAGGCCCGCGACCAACTGCAGGCGCGAGAGATCTTCGACCGTCTCCCCGGTCCGCACGCTGAGCTTCTGCAGCTCGTCGCCGAGTTTGCGAGTAGCGTTAACCGACTTCACCGCGCCGGCAACAAACGCCGAGCCGATACCGACCGCCACCACCGCGCCAAGGTTCTTGCGCAGCGCGGCGGCGGCTTTGTCGAGCCCCAAAAACTCGTAGCCGAGTCGCTTGATCTCCGCGCGAGCCTTCGACGCTTGCGCGTTGATGTTGATGTCTACGTCAGCCACGGCCGCTCCTCATGCGCTGCCGCATCACCTCGGCCCGCTTCTCCGCTTGCTTCGCGCTGATCCGGTCGAGTTCGGCGGACAGCAGCCCGAACGCCTCGACGGTCCAAGCGTCCGCCGTGTCCACGCCGCCCCCGGTCATCGGCATTCCGGTCGACCGCACCGCCGACACGAGCCGGGCCAGGCTCCACATCTCCGGCGTGAACGCCTTCGACGGGCAGCGCGACACCGACCGACCGCGCGAAGCGCCACCGCCGACGACCGGCGTATGCCACTCCGGGTCCGACCCGTCGCACTGCTTGCCCTGCTTGCAGGCGGCCCACAGCTTGCACCCGTCCCATCCCTTCGCGCGCCACGCCTCCGCGATCGTGTCGTCGAGCGGCTGGCAGTCGGGCGCCTGCAGGTAGTGTGCAAGCGCCCGAATCAGTTTCCCTCGGCGGCCGTCACCGTGCCGGCCTGCAGCAGCCGAGTCACCGCCCGAGGCAGCTCCTCCTCGATGCCCTCCCGGAGCGCCTCGTAGACCTCCGCGACGTTGTCCGGGCCGACCTTGTGGGTCGCGCCTTTGCCGCCGTCGATGTCGGCCTCGACCACGCGGCGCAGGCACGAGCCCAACAAATCGCGCTGGGCGTCGTGCATGACCTCGAACGCCGCCGCGCTGGCCGCGTCCCGCTCGGGCCCCTCGGGCATCGCCTCGACCGCCGCGAGCTGATCGCGGAACTCGGTCGAAGCCTCCCCGAAGCGGAGCTTGTCGGCGAGCGTCGGGCGCCAGCAGATGAGGCGGGGACCGTCGGGGACCTGGATCGAGATCGTGCGCCGAAGGTTCACGAGACCACCAGGAAGATCGGGGAGTCGCCGGCGGCCGCCATGACCCCGGAGAAGGAGAGCGACAGCGTCGCCGTCGCCTCGGTGGCGTCGACCGACTGCGCGGGGACTTCGAGATAGGCCGACTGCATGTACAGCGCGACCGCGCCGCCCGCGGCCGTGCCCTGCTGCCAGAAGACTTCCGTCGCGGTCCGGTTCTGCGCGCGGGCCATGAGGTCGAGGGCCTCACCGCGACGCACGAGCGCGTCCATCGCGATCGTCGGCTCGACCTTGTTGACGTTGTACCCGTGGACCTCGTAGGCGTCGCCGTGCTCGTTGGCCCAGGGCTCCGCGCCAAGCTCGATCGTGGCGCTGCAGGCCGTGACCGACTTCACCGGGGAGCCGTTGATGATCGCGTCGCCCGCAGTGCTGTCCACGATGTTCCCGGCGGTGCTCGGGGTGTAGTGGTAGACGTACACCTCGGCGCCGTCGTTGTGCGAGGACGCCGCCCCGCCGCCGAGGTAGGTCCCGCGAGCGTCGACCGTCAGCGTGTCGCCGCTGATCGACAGCACCTTCAGCACCTCGTTGTCGACCTGTAGGTACAGCAGGTCGCTCGCGGACACGTCGGACGGGATTCCGTGGCCCGGCAGCAGATCCACGCTCGTTACCGCGCTGCCGAGCTGGCCGTCGAGGAAGGCCGAGGGGATGATATCGGCGCGGCGAGCCTGCCCCTGAAGGCCGAACTTGAGCCCGGCCGGGTCGCTGCCGGTGATGCTCATCGAGGTCGCCATCGCGCCGCGAATGCGGACCGCCCGGTTGTTGTCGAACAGCCACAGCGCGACCGAATCGGGCACCGTGTCGCGGTCCTCGTTGATCGAGTACGCCTTGCACGGGGCGATGGCGTCGGTGGCCGACGGCGTCGCGGTGAGCGCGGGGGTCACGGTGAAGTCGTCGGTGTTCGTCGAGGCGACGCGGCGAATCTCGCCGTTGATCCGCACGAAGTCGTCGACCGAGTAACTGTGGCCGGTCGCGTTGATCGTGGTGGTCGTGCTGCCCGCCTCGACCGCGTCCGATGCCGACCACGAGCCGCCGGTGAAGCCGTTCTTCGTGAGCAGCACATGCCAGTCGGGGTCCGTGCCGTTGTCGTTGGGCTTGAGATAGGTCGGGCTCAGCGTCCACTCGACCGTCTTCTTGCCCTTGATGTCCCCGAGGTGCGCCGTGTAGCCCGTGGCGTCGTCACGCGGGCCGCCGGGGGTCTGCGGCGTCACCGCCCAGCCCGAGCAGTCCACGAAGTCGTCGGCGGCGGCGTAGGCGGTCGAGCCGCCGTCGCCGAAGGCGGTTTCGGCGACGACGGCGAAGAGCGCGTCGCGTCCGGTGCTGGTGGTCGATCCGGGCATCAGGTCACCTCGACGGAAACAGAGAGTTGCAGGAGTAGGCCGATCGGGCGGCCGGTCTGATCGGGTACGGGGACCATCGAGCCGAGCCGCGCGCCGCTGATCTTGCCGTACCAGTCGGCGCCGCCGTTGTTCAGCGTGCGGCCGTTGGCGTCGCGGCGGGTCGGCGCGTTGATCGGGTAGGCGCGGCCGAGCATGGTCCGCAGGCAGTCGCCATAGCGGCGGAGAGCCTGCCCGACGACGGCCACGCCGCCATTGTAGGTCGCGCCGTTGACGACAAGCGCGATTCCACACGACACGGTGTCGATCACCTGCGAGGCGAAGTTCTGCGCCTCCAGCGAGTCAAAAAACACCCCGCCGACGGTGTCCCCGTGGCCCATCGTCGCGCCGAGCGTCACGTCGTAGGCGTGCCAGGTCACGTCCGGCAGGGCGTCCCAGCCCTGCGCCGAGACGAGCGCGTCCTTGTGCGCGTTGAAGTTCTGCACGGCGGCGCCGGTCGTCGCGCCGGTGTCCAAGAACGCGAGCAGCGCGTCGGTCGCGATCTCGATCGGCGGGTACTGGACGTGATCGGCCATGCTGCGCCGAGTCTAGCGACGGCCCCTTTCGGTGGGCGCGCTAGGTTTCGGGGGCGCGTGACCCCTCACCGCCTAGCGCGTCCTGACCCGCGACAGGGCCCGGAGCCGCGCCCGAAGCCCCACCCGCTGCTCCTTGCCGAGCGCCTTGTTCGTGGCGTCGATAATGACCGCCTGCAGCGCGCCGGCGACGACCGTCCCGTAAGGCAGCACGCGCCCCGCCGACAAACGGCCGAGCCCACCCTGCACCCGATCGTCGAGCCGGATCACCTTCCGCTGCGGAAGCCGCCCCGAGCCGCGCTGGTGGGCCCGGGCGTACCGGAAGCCGTCCGCGCTGACCGGGTCGACCGAGAAGGACGCGGACCGGGCGGTGATCCGCTCCGACCACCCTGGCCCGCCCCCAGCCGCTCGCATGAGCCGACCCGACGCGGTGAGGATCGGCTGCGGCCCCCACCGGCGCAGCTTCACCGGCGCGTATCGGGGGGACAGCGGCGCAAACCGCGGCCCGGTAGCCGTGCCTTCCGTCTCCAAGTGACGCTGGACGTGGCGTTGAGTCGTCCCCCGCAGCGCGCGGAACGCCGGGCGGAAGTCGTAGCCGGACGCCGTGCCACGCAGCAGCGCGCCGGCGACCTCGGTCGCGTCGGGGGTGATCTCGATGCTGACCGCGGGCTTGGTCATGCCCGCAGCCTAGAGGTAGTCGCCGTCGAAGTAGGGCTGCGGCTCCGCATAGGGCCAGTCACCGCCCGGCGGCGGGCTGTCGTCGATGCGGGTGTCGCGGTAGTCGACGGCGTGGCTCTTCAGGTCGACCGACTGCGCAGCGGTCGCCCGCGTCGCCCCGGCGGCGAGCATGCGGGAGCGGAAGGCGTCTTCCGAAAGCCTCGCCTTCGAGATCTTGTAGAGCGCCATCAGCGCGCCGGCCGCGGTGTCCTCGCGGCTCGTGCCGCCTCCGGCCTCGGTAACGAGCTGCATGAAGCCCGCGCCCGTGGCCGACGCTCGATCCGTCCCGCGCCACAGCAGCACGAGCACGCCGGTCATGAGCGCCTCCATCTGCTGGACGTAGGACTCCGCGAAGCTCGAAGCGGTGACGGTGGTCGACAGCCCCGCGGCCAGGAGGTCGCTCTGCACCTCGACAAACGCCGAGGACCACAGCACGGTGGCCTCGGTCGTCGTCGGGCGGGAGGAGGCGCCGGGCGTCCCCGTCGTCGCATCGACGAACCGAAGCGCGTCGGCAAGCGTAGACAGGTAGGGCACGGCGCCTCCGGGGGATCAGCTCGCGTCGAAGGTCAGCTCGATGTGAGCCGCGCCGCCCGCCTGAGTGCCGGCCTGCGTCGACATCGGCTCGATCAGGAGATAGACGTTCGTGTCCGAGCCGCCGAGCACGTCGGTCACGGTGATCTCGGCCGCGCCCGCCGCCGAGGTGGCGAACAGGAGCGACGCCTGAGCGGTGGCCGAGATCTCGGTCCCGGCGCCCGTCTCCGCCAAGGTGTACTTGGTCGCGTCGGGCAGGCCGGTCGCGTTCGTTACGACCGTCGCCCGGTAGGCCGCAGCCACCGCCGGGCCAGCCATCGTCACCGCGATGGTGTCCGACGACTCGGCCGCGGCGGTCAGCGCCACCGGGGCGAAGCGGGCAATGCCGCCGTCCTTGATGGTGAGGCCGTCAACGGTGACGCCGGCCGCGGAGGTGTACTCCGCGATCGTGTCGGCCTCCAGCCCCGCCTTGAACCGCTGGAGGATGTGCCAGAGAGGCCCGGCGCTCATCAGGACACCACGGCGGTCAGGAGGTGGCCCGTCTCCGGCTTGGGCGCGGCGAACTGCTCGACCCAAACCATGTCCATGCGCTCCTGGTAGTTGCCGGGGAGCGGGTACACGTTCGGCGCGCCGTCGCGGGTGCCCGCGAGGCGGAACCGGAGGAGGGTCGAGTTCGGCGCCATCGCCACCTCGGCCGGGGCCTCGTAGTGCAGCAGCATCGACGTCTCGGTCCAGATCGGCGACTTGCTGGCGGTCAGGCCCTCGCCCGCGGTGTTGGACACCGCGCGGCAGACATAGACGCGGTCGAGGCCGAGGTAGGCCGCCACCATCGCCTCGTCAGGGGACATCACCGAGTCACCGGCCGCGTTGCGGCGGTCGCGGAGGTCGGCGTTCTGCTTGAGCTTGCGAAACACCTTCCGGCCGATGGTGGCGCAGTTCGGCATGATGCCGCACACATCGGCCACGTCTTCGCGGATCTCGTCGACGTACTCCTGCGGGTTCGCCGTCGCCGTGTCGAACTTCGACGCCGCAGGCACCGCGGTGGTGTAGCTGGCGAAGGTGGTCGCGGCATCGAAGGCGATCGCCGCCGCCGACCGCTCGCGCAGGATCTGCGTCAGCTTGCGGAGTCGCATCGCGTTGACCTGATACTCGTCCACGCCCTCGCCGGCCGCGAACTGCGCATAGGTCACGTCGTTGTTGATGCCGCGGCCGCGCGGGCGGACGTGCCAGCCGTCCCGCAGGATGCTGCGGTTGCTGATCACGTCGGGGCGGTCCTGCCCCTGCGCGAGATCGAAGTCGTTGTCCGAGGTCGCCTCGGCGAAGCCGTCGAGGAACTCGTGAAAGCGGCCGGTCTTCGTCGACACATCGACGGTGCGGAAGATCCGATCGGCCACGAAGTCCGCGTCGATCGGGCCGAACATGACCGAGAGCGACGCGAGCGCCGGGTTGGTCCGAAGGGGAGCGTTGGGAAGCGCCATTGTTCAGGCTCCAGTCAGGGGGATCAGGTGGTTTCGAGGTAGAACGGGCCGAAGTTGACCGAGATCAGCTCACCGTCGGCGCCGCCGCTCAGGGCGTAGCCGAGGCACCAATTGCCGTCGGTGCCGGTGATCACCTCGCCGGCGGCGTTCGACATGACAGCCGCGCCGCGGGCGACGGTGGCGCCGGCCTCGACCTTGATCTGGCCGCCGATCTGCACGTCGGACTTGGACGCGGTCGTGGAGCCGTCCTCCACGTTGCTGGTCAGCACGCCGTAGGGCTGCTCACCGGCGCCGCAGATGTCGAGGTCGGTGTCGCCGTTGGCCTTGACGATCAGCCACTGCGACGACGAGAAGTCGGCGTCGTGCGGGAAGGAGCGAACGATGGGGGCAAAGGGGGTGGCGGACATAGCTCAGGCTCCCAGGTGGTCGCGCATGGCGGGGTTGGCGTTGACCTCGGCGAGCGTGAGGCGGATCGCCTCGCTCGCGCTCTTGCCCTCGGCCACCAGGGCCGCGGTGCGGTCGGCAATGTGCTGCTGGACATCGACCGCGGTCAGAGGCTTGGCGTCCGCGCCGCCGTGCGTCGACTTCGCGGCCACGTTGTGCTTGCCAGCGGGGTACAGCTTCTCAGCCAGCTCCAGGCCGACCGACTCGCGAACCTTGCGGTACTCCGGGCGCTCGGCCGCGGTGATGCGACCGTCGGCCACCGCCTGATCGTCGAGGCGCTGCGCCTCGGCCTCGGCGTGCTTGTCCAGCTCGGCCTTTAGGCTGTCGCGCTCCTCGGACAGGCGCACGGCCTGCTCCTTGAGGGTGTCGCGCTCGCCTTCGGCCTTTTCGGCGCGCTCGGCCAGGGCAAGGACGGCCGCCTCGACGGCCGATTCGGCGGGGGACTCGGACAGCGCGAGGATCTCACGCGCTCGGACGGACAGCGGCATTCGCGGCTCCGGGGTGTGGGGGTCTTCGTGGTCGGAAGCTGCGATCCGCAGGTCCCGCACCATGGGCTTGTCGGTGAGGACGACGCCGGTGAGCATGTAGCCCTCGATGGGCTCGCCGGTGGCCTTGCTCTGCCGGTCGGGGTACGCCTCGATGCTGACGCTGAGCGCCTTCGCGTCGACCTTGCCGGCGTCGGTCCACTGCACGCGGCCGAGGAGGACGGCGCGGCCGTCCCGCTCCCCGAGCTTCGTCGCCATGACGTGCCCGCGGAACTTCGGCGACTCGGCGTGCTCGGCGGGGTCTTCGTCGGCGTCGGCGTGCGCGAGGTCAAGCCGGATCGGCACGCCCCGGGGGGAGCCGTCCTCGTTGGACCCGGCCCACCGCTCCGCGAGGAACGCCGCCATGTTGTCGGCCATCTGCTGCAAGTGCTCGCGGTCGACCTCGACGTACCGGCCCCCGCGCTTCTGCGAGTACATACGGCCCGCAGCTGCAAGCTCGATCCACACCGAGCCATCCGCGGCGCGGTCTCCGACCTCGGCGCAGGCGATCAGGTGAGTCAGGACGCGGGACGACATGGCCCAAGCGTGCGGGAGCGCGAGGACGCGCGGCAAACCGGCGCCCGTGAGGCTGGCGCTAGCGGTCGGGCGCTACTTGTCGCGATACGGCTTGATCCCGCGGGCTTGCCTCGCCCGGAGCACGCCGGTCCGGGTCGTCGGCGTCTTGCCCGCCTCGGCCAGCAGGTAGGCGGCGTCGTCGTCGCTGTACTCCCCGAGCACGCGCTCGCCGTTCACCCGGGGCTCCGGGCGGCGGGGTCGTCGGTCGCGTGGAGGCTTGACGGGCACGGCGCGAGTCTACTCCAGCACCGGCACGGCGTAGCACCGGCAGTTCGGCGGATCCCCCGGGTGGCCCTCGGTGATGTGCCCAGGCCCGTCGACGAGCCACCGCGTCCCGTCGAGGTCGAAGTGCTCGTCTCGGACCCGGCTGTCCCGCTGCGACCGCCACTCGTAGTAACGCACCCCGGTCTCTTGCATGCGCCGCCGGTTGATCGCTGAGGTCAGGCTGCCGAGCGTGTCCCCGGCCACGAAATCGGCGTCGTGACGCAAGTGCGACGCGGGGCTGCCGGGCTTGCGTGAACTCACCGCCGCGCGGATCTGCGCAGGCGTCAACGGCTCGGCCGCCTCGCGAGCGGCGCGCTCGATGCGGTCGGCGGCGTAGTTGAAGACGTTCCTGTCGATCACTGCGATCGCGTCCGCAAGGTTGCGGGCGAAGGCCGTGACGAGGTCGTCGACCGACCCGAACGGCGCAGCGCCGGGGGAAAGCGGCCGGTTGCTTCCAGGGAGTTGCCGCCGGAGCGTGGTCGTCGCTGCCTTCGCCGCGTCGCGCCCGTACTGCTCCAGCGCGTCGGCGCTCACCGGCTCGATCCGCCCGGCCGCCGACCGGAGCAGCGAGGCGACGACGAAGGGGTCGGCGGTCTGCTGCAGCGCGGCAGCCAGCACCTCCGCAACCACCCGCCGCGCCTCGGTGACGCGACCGCGCAGCGCTGCGGCTAGCTGTCGCTCGACCTGGGCGGGGATCTCAGCGAGAAAGGGAGCGCCGGCAGGCCACCCCCCTCCTCGGCCGTCTCCAGCCGGGCGGCGATGCGGCCCATCCACGCCTTGCCCGCGTTGCCGCCCCACAGCGCCCAAGCGACACGGCCGGGGCTCGGATAGCCGGGCTCCCCGGGCTTGAAGCCCTCGCCCTTGCTGGCCTCCTCGTGGCGCGCGAACCACGCGGCCCCCTTGCGGGCCTTGTCCTCGGAGATCGGCTCCCCGTTGGCGAGGCGCCGCGCCCAGGCGACCGTCGCAGGCTGCAGCCCGTCGCCGCTGTGGCCTTCCTCGTGCCACTTCAGCCCGCGGAGCAGCTCGGAGCGGACACCGGCCGGGGCGGTCATGCCGCGCTCGGCGGCCTGCAGCGGCTCGCTGTCGCCCTCGTCGTCGTCCGGGGTGTCCTCGCCCGCGTCGGGGTCGCCCGGCGCATCCTGGGGCGGCTCCGGCGGCTCCGGCGGCTCCGGCGGCTCCGGCGGCTCCGGCGGGTCGTCGTCGTCGTCGTCGTCCGGGTCTTCGTCGAGGTCCGCCGACATCGCGGCCTCGTCGCGGCTCGGCAGAAACGCGAGCTGCCCGCGCATCGCGTCCACGTCCGCCGGGGTCCACTCGCCCAGCAGCCCGTCGCGCTTCGCCGCGCCGACCGCCTCGACCGCCGCCTTGGGGTCGACCGAGCGAAAGCCGCGATGCACGAGCTTGGGCAGCTCGCCCGGCGCGACCGAGTCGGGCCCCCAGTTCGCTTCGATCAGAAACTGAATGATCGACCGCCGGCCCTTCGCCGGGTCGCCGTCGGGGTCGCGGTTGAAGCCGTCGCAGATCTTGCGGACGATTGCGTTCAGCACCTTCTCGTGTTCGGCCGACACCGACTCGTGCAGCGCCTGGACGCCGTGGTCTTCGCCGACGTGCAAATGGCGCATACCGAGCGTCCGGGACACGGCCTCTGTCGCGTCCTTGATCTGCTGCCCGATGTCGTCGATCAGCGTCGGGAGGTGCAGCATGGTGATGCTCCAGCCGTCCGGCGCCATCAGGTACTCGTGCGGGCCCGAGGTGAAGCGCTTGCACATCTGCGCGACATAGTCCACGTCCTGCGGGTTCGGCTCGCCTCCCCCGGTGTACTGGGCGAGCGGGACACCCATCGCGCCCTTGCGGACGGCGACGGCGAGCATCCGCATAGCCACGTCAAGCAGCGTCAGCCGCGACACAAGCGGCCGCAGTTCGCCGTAGGGCGCGGGGTCGTCGGCCACTGGGCGCCAACGCAAGTGCAGGACGTGCCGGGACGGAATGGTCTGCACGCGCGGGATCTCGCCCGGCTTGATGTCGCCGGCAGGCGGCTCCTGAGTGATGTTCCAGCCGCCGTCCTCGGCCTTGTCGTAGCGGCTGATGGAGACCGGCAAGATCTCGCGCAGCTCCCCGAGCACGGTCGCGCCCCGGCCGCCGGGCATCGGGTAGACCTCGCTGCCGCCGCCCTCGGCGGGGACGTGCAGCACATAGTCGGGGTCGAACGGGGTTACGACCTCGTAGACCTGCACGCCCTCAAGCATGAGCGAGGCCATCCGCAGCGCGACAGCCGCAAGGCCGGTCCCGCCGTACGACAGCACGCGGCGCAGCAGCACGTCCTCGACGAACGCCGCTTGCGCGCGGTGAATGTCCTCCCGGCCGCCCGGCTCGATCGCGAAGTCGCTGCCCTCGATGTGGTCGAGGATGCCGCGCTGCTTGACCTGGGCGACGGCGTCGTGCGTCCGCGCGTAGGCGAGCGGCATCGACGTGCGGCCGTAGCCGTAGGCGACCTGCCCGAAGCCTCGATGCCAGTTGTCCGCGGTGAGCCGCTGGTTCGGATCGAGGTCCGGCATGCCAGCAAGCATCGTGACGCCGGAGTAGGACCCGCCCTCCCGGGCGATCTCCGCGAACATCCACCCGCGGCGCTCGGCGTCGGCCGGCGTCGTCTGGACGAAGCCGCGGAGAGTTCCCGCGTCGTCGGTGACGGCTGCGGCCTTGACAGAATCGGCGGGGGTGTGCTCGGCGGTCATGCGCGCAGCGTAGCGCAGGGGCGCGGAGCGGGGGTCAGAACAGCGACCGTTGCACCGGCGGCGTCCACGCGGGCGGGTGGCTGCACGTCAGCCACTCCCGCTGTTGCTTGCTGAACGTCCGCTTCTGCCCTCGGCGCTGGCTGGTGATCTCGACGGCGTGCCACCCCTCGGCGGTCAACTCCGGCAGCGGCTCGGCCTCGCTGATGTAGACGCGGGCGCCTGCGGCGTGCCAGCAGTGCGCGAGGTCGACGACGGCGGCGCGGGGGAGATCGCTCGCGTAGCCGGTGGTGCCGAGGTAAGGCGGGTCTAGGTAGGCCACCGTGCCCGGCGGAAGGTCAACGGGGGCAAGGTCGCGGGCGTCGGAGGCGACCGAGGCGGGGAGGGTGGGGGTCGTCTGCCACTTGCGTGCGAGGCCGCGCGGCGTGTTGACCGATCGGCCCGATCCGTCCTCGTCGCCGCGCGGCATGTATCCAGCCGACGGGCCCTTGAAGGCGAACGACCGCGCGAGTAGCCAAGACTCCCGCGCGACCTCCCGCGGCTCCCCGACCCTGATCTCCCCCTCGGCCCGCAGCCGCTCCCACAGCGCGCGGGGCTCCTCGTCCGACCACGACCGGATGATCCTCGCCGCCTCCTGCATGACCTCGCGGTCGGTGTAGGCGTGCAGCAGGGCGCGGCACCCCGGGTCCGGCTCGCACCACAGGTAGCGCTCGGCGCCCTGTCCGGCGCGAAGGCCCATGACGTGCAGGATCGGCAGGGCGTACCCGTGCTTGTTGCCCATGCGGGACACCGGCGGCCGGGCGTAGCGACCGCCCTGCAGGACGAGGGAGAGCGACGCGAGGCCGGCGCAGAGTTCGACGAAGAGGGGCGCTACCGCCGCCACAGCCACACCGCCCGCGCGCTGTTCGCCAGT